ACTTCTTCAAGGTTGAGGAAACTTCGGTTAGCAAGTCGGTAGACCATTCCAAACCATCCCCATTTTTCGGTAAGTCGTACTTCATCGACACTTCCCCCCTCCTCACCATCGCCAAATACTTCTGGGTAGAATTCAACAAGTCGATTCCTAAACTCCAAAAAAAAAGCAACGCACCAAACGCCGTGTTGCAATCCATGTCCTTGAAATCGTTGTTTAACTCCGCATTATACGGGGTTATTTCATACCTTCCGTTCTGGCCTTCCTTGGTGATGGGGCGATACAAAACAGATAACACCTTCCAAATATCATTGGGGGTTTTTTGGTATGTTTCAATGTCAATAAATTCACCCGTGCTTAATTCATCCATGTTTGGGATGAATCCGTATTTGATGCCGTTCATTTTGAACCTGGGTGTGAACACGGGTTTAGATTCCAACATTTTGGAAATCTTAATCACACAATCTTTGAGGATGTCAAATGGGATGGCCTTTACCTCACTCATGGTCAATTCACAAAAGATGGCAACCGATTCCAACTGCCTTTGTGTTTCATCCATATCGGCCTTCAATTCATTGTACGCCAACATTTGATGCAACTTGACATCCTTCAACTCCGTGGGTACAATGATGGTTTTTGTTTCAATCATATACCCATAAAACGCCAAAAATGGCGATTGTTTATACTAATCGTTCATGTAGTATGGTGTGAACCTGGGCGTGATACCTTTGCATCTCCTTATCGGTTACCAAAATATCCGTAAATTCCCGAACCGATGAAATAATGGTGGAATGGTCAAGGTGTGAAATGTTGCCAATCTCCATGAAAGTCATGTTCAATCTTTTTCGGCAAATGTGGTTGAACATATGACGGGCATACATTGGTTTGCGTTTCCTTGACTTGGTGATGATTTGGTCGGGTGTCATGTCCATTACTTCACAAATAACCCGTAACACTTCACCCCATGTGGTGTAATTATTGTTGATGTCGGTTTTGGGTTGCACAATCTCCCGTTTCAACATTTTAATTTCACGATCGTGTTGCATCTTGTTTTCAACCACCAACAATCGCAGTCGTTTAATTTCTTGTTTCAGGTTGTGTATTTCTTGGTAATGGCTTGTCATATTGTTCTTTGAATTGCTTTGAATATCTCATACGCCACTTGTGGCACAATCGCGTTCCCGTATGCTTTTATTGATTCGTTTCTCCACTTTGAAAAGGTAATTCCGTCCAATTTGGTGGGAATCCCATCATCTCCCCCACAAATTGGGGATTGAGATGGGAACGCGTCCCAAGTAGGTGGTTTATTTCCGATCCCAAATCGTCCCCCTTCCAATTCTCCGTTCTCCAATGCATCCTTTCGTCCGATGTTCGCGGTGTCGGTAACATTCCCGATTCCACTATGTCCCTTAATTTCACCCCCCATCTCACACCTTCTTTGTTCGTCCGAAAATAACTTCCGTTTTCCATTTGAACATCGTTCACACACCCCCCTTCCACATCCGCAGTTCTTGGTGTTGGCAGTAAATGAGGCATCCTCTTTGGCACATCTCGTAGATTCGCAGGTTTGGTTCTGCCCTTCCTTGTTTCGCTCATCTCTTTGTCCCACGCTTTGTCCGTCTTTGGTTCCATGTAGTCCATTGTTGTAATTGTAGGCAACAAACCACACTCGGTCACGTCCGTGTGGGGCATTGACCGCCGCCGCAGGTATAACCACGGCCTGGACTTCGTACCCCTCAAACTCCAAGTCAGTATGCACCTCATCGAATACCAATCCCCCATTCCAATTAAGGAGTCCAAAAACATTTTCCCCCACGATGTACTTTGGTTTAATCTCCCGTATTGCTCTAAGCATTTCGGGCCATAAATGGCGTTCATCTTCCTTGCCTTTTCGTTTTCCTGCCATACTGTATGGTTGGCAGGGGAATCCTCCTGTGAGAATGTCAATTTTGTTTGCATATTTTGTAAAGTCGCTTTTTGTAATGTCGGTAAATGTTTCTGCGTTCGGCCAATAATGATGCAATACCTTTTGCCCAAATTCGTTCCACTCACAATGGAAAACATTTTCCCATCCCATCCATTCTGCGGCTAAATCAAAACCGCCAATTCCTGAAAATAAACTTCCGTGCTTCATTATTTGTCTTCACAAATATAACAATCCACACGAAATAAACAAAATAATCTTAACGAATATCGTACTTCCCGAAATTTGACTTGATTCCTAACATCATCATCTCCGCATACCTCCAACTGTCAATCCCGTGATCCGTTCCGATTGGTGTGTTCATGGTTCGCCCTTGGGCATCACTATCCCAACAATAGTTTCGTAGTTCCTTNATTAGGTTTGTGNNTGTGGATGTAACCAAATAGGATTGGGATTGCATGATTTGAATTCCGTAGTTGATTGAATCTTTGCCCTTGGTTACCCCCTTGATTCTTATTCCATACCTCCGTATCTCATCAATTGATTTTGGTTCGGCTGAATCCGCATAAACGGGTACATGGTTGGGTAATGCCCTTGCAATGTCCGAATTAAGCATTCCCGTGCGATATGCGACTTCATCAACTATTCGTTGACCATTGTATTCATAAACGGCAACAATCGCCGTAGGATCGTTTGTATAACCGAAATCCACACCACAACCAACCAACCTTGCATCCTCTGGTATTTTGTCGATGGTTTGCCAATTTGAAAAGATAACCCCTTGTAGGTTTCCAATCTCACCAAGCCCATATACCCGCCACCAATTGGCCCAATAATTGGATGTTTCCGCCCTATCCCGTGCCTTTTCAATTTCGTTTACAATTGATTTGTCCAACGCTTCATTGTCTTTGTAGGTAAGCACAATCATTTCCGCATCGGGGTCGTTGACCAATTCACTATCAACCCAAAATTCCGCCACTGGGTTGTAATCCAAATAAATAAACTTACGGGTACGAATCGCCATTTGGTAATATGATTCCCAATCTATGTTGTTGCACTCGTTTACAAATAGAACATCACGCCTTGCACCCCTCAACTTTTGTGGTTGGTCTGCGGAAAAGAATTCAATGTATGAATCGTTGGAAAAGGTGTATGTCAATGATGATTTGTTCCATTTGTTGGCATCGTACATTCCAACCATGTCCATAATTTTAAGAAAATCACGGATTGCACCCCTTCGCAAATGCGGGATGGTTTCCGATACAACCGATATTTCACACTTGGCGTTTTGCACCGCGTATGTGATAAGCATTGGAATAATGGAAAAGGTTTTTGAACTTGATGTTCCACCCCTCACAATGCGTATCCGTTTACGGAGTTTCGCTATCTTGATTTGTGCCGTTGTTTGTTGCAACATCTAAATTGATTCCGTTAAAAATTGGCTTTTCCGTTGTAACATCAATTTGTTGGGTAGGCATTCCAAACCCCGAATCCATCAATTGTTTGTATGCACCCACATCCCCTTTCCTTGCCTTGTGTATCATTGCAAGGGTTATCAAATCTTCTTGAGATAGTTTTTCCAATTCCCCCGTGATGGGGTTTTTGGTGTCTTGCATTACCTCCAACCATTTACGGGCTATGGTNCTTCGGTTCTTTGTACCTTTCGGTTTTCCGTTGGGGTTTCTTATNTCCCCAGGTTGTACGGGTTTCAAATAATCTTTATTTGCCATAATTACATATCATTTACATATCATTCTTCGGGTGTCAATGGTATTGGCATCCAATACAAAACATTCAATCTTTGGTTGGTGTGGTAACAATGCCATTCACCATCAAAGTACACGGCCACAAATGGCATCATTCGGTTTCCAATTGCCAATACGGGGATTTCCTCAACGGGTAAAATTCTTTCGGGGGTTCTCCATGCTTTCATAATTGTCCTTCGTCTGCAAAACTATAATAACTTTCTTCTGTCAATATAATATGATCCAATAATTTAATATCCAAAAATCCTGCTCCTTCTTTTATTTTTTTTGTAATTACTTTGTCCGCTTCACTGGGTGTTAAATTCCCCGATGGATGATTGTGGCACATAATAAACGATGTTGCTAATACATCCAACGCTTTTTTTACTATCAATCTTGGATCAGCAACAGTCCCTTGCAAACCTCCTTGACTAACTTTGTACCATCCAATTGTTGTGTTTGAAGCATTTAAGTAAATCACAAAAAATGATTCATAAATTCCAATACTGTCATCCCATATTTCACGGAAAAAATCCGCACTATTTTGTGAGTTGGCAATTTTGGCTTTTTTAATTTGATCTCTTTTGAGTTCTACCTTTAATTCTGGGCATTGTGATTTGTATTTTGTCATTGTCATACCACAAATATATATTTTAATTTCAAAATATCAAAAGGTTTTTGAGAATTTTATTTTTCTATTATCTTTGTGTCAGTTACAAGCGGGGTTAGTGTAGTGGTAACACACTTGACATCCAGTTGAGAATTGGCGTTCGATTCGACCACCCCGCTCAATTTCTTTGGATAAGGTTTTGATAATTCTTTGCAGACATCAATTAAGTTTTTGCTTAACGGATATACATATTTGTGTTTACCCGCTTTTTTTCTTTTTGGCAATGTTTTAAAATCAACATCCCAATTATATCTTCCTCTATCGTGTTTCCAAACACCATTCAAAAAATACTCCGTTCCACTGCTTACAATATTTTCAATATACACCCAATTAGTTGCTTGGTAAATTGTCCCATTATGATTTTGCCCTTTGTCGGCGTAACTAAATAACATTTTTACAGTTGGGCATTGTTTTTTAATTAACTTAATGGCAATTGATAAAACTTTACTTGTTGACGATTGCTTACCATTTAATGCCATTCTATTTAATTCCAAGTATTGACCACTTCTTAAATTAAATTTAGTTGGCATATTTACAGATGCACCACCTCCAAATAAAACTACCCCACACCATTCTTTATTATCATTAAAAACGGAATAACCTATTGAATAGGTTGGAACCGCTTTTGCATAATGAAAGTTTAAACAAGCAAATTTAATTGCTTTATACGATGCTCTTTCTAATTTCATATTTCACCCGCAGATACTGAAAAAAACGCTTTGGGATATTTTCGGTCAATCAATTCTTGAATATCAATTTCCGCTTGTTGCAATTGTTCTACATTGTCCAATGTAATTTTAATTGTCGGTGGATTGTTTTTGGAATCATCAGTCAAATCATCTGGTTCAACTTCATCCAACATTAATGGTACATCCAAACCCCACTCGTTTAATTCCTCGGGGTTCCAATCGTTTGCCAACGCATCCCAATCCCATTCACCAAATCCCACATTGTCCTTTATCAAAAATTCCCGTTCTTGTTCCTCGGTTAGGTTTTCTGCTTTGATGATGGGGATTTCTTTTAACCCAATTTCTTGAATGGCTTTCAATCTCATGTTGCCACCCAATACCATCATGTCATTGTTTACCACAATGGGCCGTATCTCCAACATTTCGGGGAAATCCTTAATTGATTGTACTAACTTCTTGAATTTGTCATCCTTCAAAATTCTGGGATTGTTTTCATTCGCATGAATGTCCGTTGTTTTTACCCATTCTATATTCATTTGTTCATTTTTATTTGGTGTGTGATAATTAAAAAATCCTTGTGTTGTTTTTGATCCCCAAATTGGATGTGGCATTTTCGGCAAAGGGCTTGTAGGTTTTCAATTTTATCGGCTTCCTTGCTTCCACCCATGCCACGGCATTCAATGTGGTGGATGTCAACGGCCTG